TTGGTATTAAAATACTCAATCAACAACAGTATAACGGTATCGCTGTTAAGACTGTAACCAGCACTTATCCGCAGGTTATCTGGGTTAACATGACTTATCCTAATATTGAGATGTATGTCTATCCAAAACCTACAAGGGATTTAGAGTGGCACTTTGTTTCTGTAGAAGTGCTAGATCAGCCTGCTACGCTTGATACTGTGCTTTCATTCCCGCCAGGGTACATGAGGGCGTTCAAGTATTGCCTAGCCTGCGAAATAGCAGCCGAGTTCGGCGTAGAGCCGTCTCCAACTGTATCCCGCATAGCTATGTCAGCTAAACGTACACTTAAACGTATAAATAACCCTGACGACATAATGAGCTTACCTTATTCAATAGTAGGTACACGTCAACGGTTCAATGTATTCGCAGGCAATTACTGAGATAAATCAACTACTTATGCTTACATGAAAACTGGAATATTAGGACAATCATACGTCGCTAGATCTATAAATGCCGCTGACAATAGATGCGTAAATCTGTTCCCCGAGGTAGTTACCGAGGGCGGTAAGGAAGCAGCGTATCTAAACAGAGCGCCAGGACTTAGCCTATTAGCCACGGTAGGAGACGGCCCCATAAGGGGCTTGTGGTCGTTTGGGTACTTTACTTATGTAGCCAGCGGGACTGAGCTATACAGCGTAGATTCTAGCTGGACAGCCCTTCTCTTAGGCACTATATCAGGTACGGGGCCAGTATCCATGTCGGATAACGGCACACAGCTATTCATAGCTTGTAATCCGAAGGGCTACATCTACAACTCATTTACCACGGTCTTTGCTCAGATTACCGATGCAGACTTTCAGGGTGCGGTGACTGTAGCCTTTCTAGATGGCTACTTTGTCTTTAATCAGCCTAACTCACAGAAGCTATGGGTTACTAGCCTGTACGACGGTTCGTCTATAACGCCGTTGGGATTTGCTAGTGCGGAGGGTTCGCCCGATGGCCTGATAGCTCTAATGGTAGATCACAGAGAAGCGTGGCTATTTGGTACTAACTCCGTAGAGGTATGGTACGACGCGGGCTTGCCTGACTTTCCGCTAACCCGTATTCAGGGCGCGTTTAACGAAATTGGATGCGCTGCTGCGTACTCAGTAGCTAAGCTAGACAATGGTTTGTTTTGGCTGGGCGCAGATGCTAGGGGTAGAGGCGTGGTGTATAGGTCACAAGGCTACAGCGGTGTGCGTATCAGTACACACGCTATAGAATTTGCTATTCAAGGGTACGAAGTTATCTCAGACGCGATAGGTTATACCTATCAGCAAGAAGGCCATCCTTTCTACGTGCTAGTCTTTCCAACAGCTAATGCTACTTGGGTATACGATGCAGCTACCGGTGCATGGCACGAACGCGCAGGGTTTAGTAACGGTCAGTTTATTCGCCATAGGTCGAATTGCTACACTACCTTTAATAATACGTCTATCGTAGGCGACTACGAGAACGGTAAGATATACTCGTTAAGTTTAGACGTTTACGATGATGCAGGTGATATACAGAAATGGCTACGGTCATGGAGAGCGCTACCAGCAGGGCAGAACAACCTAAAGCGTACGTCTCAACATTCGCTACAGCTAGACTGCGAGACAGGTACGTACTATGGTGTAGATGAAACGGTAATCGTAGATATAATGGCAGATGACGGCTATTACTTAGTAACAGAATCTTCAGAATTTCTTATAACAGAAACAACAGAAACACAACCTGGTAATCCACAAGTTATGCTGCGGTGGTCAGACGACGCAGGACATAACTGGTCGAATGAGCATTGGGTCAATATGGGCCAATATGGTGAGTATGGAACAAGGGCTATCTGGCGTAGGCTAGGTATGACCACAAAGCTGCGGGATAGGGTGTATGAAGTGTCAGGTACGGATGCTATTAAGATTGCCATTATGGGCGCTGAACTAGAGGTTACTCCGACCAATGCTTAATATTACCAATATACCCGCACCTCGTGTGCCAGTAATAGATCCCGAAACGGGACTAATGTCAAGGGAATGGTATAGGTTCTTTCTTAACGTCTTTGTTCTGACAGGTAATGGATCTGCCACCGTAACGCTAGGCGATTTGCAGGATGGTATTGATACTTCGGTCACTACAGCTAATCTGGTGGGAAAAACCATAACGGTTACTAATGGACTGATAACCAGCTTTGTATGATAGATTTTATGGTGATAGCTGCTCCAAGATCGGCGACCACTTGGGCATCTAACTGGCTTACTACAGATACTACACTTTGTATACACGATCCGTTGTATACTTGGCACTACAACCAGTTAGACGGATTAGTAAGCAAGAAGTCTTTAGGCGTATCCTGTACCGGTTTGTACTGGTTCAGCGAATGGGTTAATAAGCACCCCGCCCGTAAGGTTATACTGCATAGAGATGTAAGCGAAATAGACGAAAGTCTAATGGCGCTAGGGCTTCCAGCGTTAGATGCTGATGTTGAGAAAAGGCTAGATAGCATAAAGGGTGTGCATCTGGATTGGCGTGATGTATTCGATGCGCCTAAACGGATGTACGAGTACCTACTAGAAAGGCCGTTTGATGAAGAACGCCATGCAGTATTAAGAGAAATAGAGATGCAGCCACAGTTTGCAGGGTTAACGATTAACAAAGAAGCAGTAAGTAAAATATATAACGAATTAAGGAGTTTATAGCATGGCCTTTATAACAGGATCGGTAATAGGAGCAGGCGCAAGTCTTATAGGCGGATTCATGGGGTCTAACGCCTCAAAGAAAGCCGCTGAAGCGCAAGCGCAATCAGCTAGAGAACAGCTAGCCCTTCAAAGACAGATGTACGGCGAAACGGTTGCTAGAAATCAGCCGTGGCTAAACACTGGCGGAGGGGCTAATAACCGATTAGCTACGCTACTTGGTACTGGCGGTAATGCTGGCGATGCGGGTTATGGCTCCATGACTCGTAACTTTAGTATGGACGACTACCTGAACAATCAAGATCCAGGCTATCAGTTTGGTTTGGACACAGGCATGAACGCTATAAACGCTCAGAACGCTGCTACTGGCGGCTTGCACAGTGGTGCAGCTCTGAAGGCCGCACAGCGGTATGGTGTGGACTACGGAAGCACTAAGTACAACGATGCGTACAATAGATGGAGTAGCAACAGAAGCAACGTCTACAATATGCTAAGCGGTCAAAGTGCAGCAGGACAGGCTTCTGCCAATAACACTGCCGCAGCAGGTAACGCCTATGCTACTGGTGGCGGTGCAGCTCTTGGTAATATTGGAGCAGCTAACGCATCCGGCTACATGGGTTCAAGCAATGCTTATAGCAATGCTATCGGCAATGCGATGAATAACTACAATAACATGAGTATGATGAATAGAATGTTCCCAGGTCAAGGCTCTACACAGCCTATGCCCAGCGCGGGTGGTACTGCATCAAATCCATACGGTGAGTTAAACTACCCTAGCTATACACCACGAGGATAAATCATGGCGATAAATGACGAAATAGCAGCAGGTGGAAGGCCGATTCAGATGGAGAATCCGCTTAACAATATGGTTAAGTTTGCCAATATCCAAAACGATATGGCGAACATGGCGCTGCATAGACAGAAGATGGCTACGGATGCAGCAAGTACGGCAAGACAGAATGAGCTAAATAATTACCTTGGCAGCGGTGGCAGAGATCCAGACCGTATTTACCAGCTAGGAGGGCAGGAAGCGCTTAACCACATTAACCAAGCAGAGTCAGCTAGGATCACCGGCGAAAAAGTTTCGGGGGAAACTCTTGATGCAGCTATAAAAAGGAATAAAGGTCTATTACAAGACTTTGGAGATACCCCAAAAGCTGGTAGACAACTGACTTATATGCAATTTACTGACCCAGTTCTGAAAAAATACTTTAATCAATTAGGCGTATCTCTTGAACAAGCATTGGCACGTATACCTGACGATCCGGAAGAATATAAAAACTGGAGACAGCAGAGCATAATTGGTATGGACAAGCACCTAGACAATCTGGCTTTTAAAACCCCGCATAATTTAGGCAATCGCATAGAACTCACTAATACACGAGGAGAAACTGCGCCTAATCCTATGATGATAGGCGCTACTATAAAAGAAAGGTCAGAGATTCCCCCAGATATACTAACTGGTCTAGCCAATCAGGACGCTCTTGAGCAACAAATAAAACAAGGCAACCCTGCAGGACAAGCGCCAGTAGCTAGCCAAGCTACCCAGCTTCTTAACGCTTCGGTTGCACAAGCTAACGACCAGACCCCTCCTCCTATTTCACCACTAGCCGCAAATGTAAATAGGCAACAGGCAGAGCTTGCTGCTGTAAACACTAAGCTACGTGCAGACCAAGAACAAGCTGCGGCAGATAAAAAAGCATTTGAGTTTAAAACCTTGGTCGCAGACGTAGCAAAACTCGAAGCTGCTGGTGAAGGAAACTCTCCAACAGCGCAGCGTCTAAAAGCTAAGATTGCTAAAGAAACATATATACCGCCTGCTAGTATGGATCTATCGCCTGAACAATATAATGCGCTTTACGGGCCAGACGGTTCAGTTACCCAAGGTAGACTAGACCCGTATAAGGTAAACGGAAGAACCGCGAAGGTATACGCAAATGCAGAAATAACTAATCCTGGAACTAACTTTAACCAGTTAGCGGGTACGGCTGCTTTGCATCGTAATGCACCGTTTATGGGTAAACAGCTAACTATAGAAATGCTGCCTAAGATGCTTTCGAATATGTCTGAGTCTGGCAAGAAGCTAAACTTTAACGATAACAAATACTTTGGGGCTGTTCAAGCATGGTATAAAGGTGCTTCTAACGATCCTGACTTTATATCCTATATGGCACAGCGTAACGATGTGCTGCTAACTCTTATGGGAGCTATGCGGTCTGTCGGCGCGTCTGACTTAGCACATAGAGCTGAAATAGACGCTGCTCCGCAGAATATGTCACCAAGAGCTTTTGACGCGTATGTGGCAGGTCAGTATAAAGCACTAGAGCCTAGACTAGCCCAAGCCGCTAAGTTTACTGGCACAAAGCCGCCCGCAGAGGCTGCAACGCCTAACGCTCCTGCCAAAACTGTAACTGGCCAAACCGTAAAAAACTGGTAAAAGAATATGCCCCCACGTAATATTACAGTCACCTTTGCAGATGGCACTTCTAATTTGTACCAAAACGTGCCAGAGAATGTCACGCCTGATATGGCGCAACTTCGTGCGGAGAAAGACTTTCCTGATAGAAAGGTATCAGGCATAGACGGAGGGCGGCCCCCTGCCACCGCAGCTCCAGCAGCAGCCCCTCCTAAACAGAAGGGCGCGTTAGAAAGCGGGCTAGACTACGTTGCGGAGACGGGGGTTAACCTTCCAGGTAGCACACTGGGGGTGGTTAAAAACGTAGCCAAAGCCCTGTGGTCTCCGTTAGATACTGGAGAAGCAGCGCTTAAAACTATTGTAGGCGGTATTCTTACTAACGCACCTCCTGAAGTAGCGGATTGGTTTAGTAAAAACGGCGACCCTGAAAAAGTTAAACAGCTAATAGGGATGGCTGACGCGGTAGGCGGTGCGTATAAAGAAAAATACGGTAGTTTTGCTAAAGCTTTAAAGGCTTTCCACGATGACCCTGCGGGGGTGGTGCTAGATGCCTCGATCCTACTAGGTGGTGCAGGTAGCGTAGCGCGGTTGGGCGGTAGGGCAGCCGGAGCAACCGAGGGCGGTGCAGCCGCTGCGGGTGCGTTGAACAAAACAGCAAACGTACTTGATACAGCCGCTAGCTACACTAACCCTCTCACTCCAGTAGTTAAGACCGCTACCTTTGGGCTAAATCTAGGGCGTAATGCTTTAGCTGCGGCCAAAGATCCTAGAGGGTACCTGTATCGTAGCGCTATAGGCGATAGAGGCCCACAAGTAATGAACCAGCTTAATGCGTTCCAAGAGACTGTTCCAGGCATGGAGTCCACCATAGGCCAAGCATCCGTAGGATCTGGCGCAGGCGATTTAAACGCTCTCAGCGCAGGCATACTGGATTCGTCCACTAACGCTCGCAACGCAGGACTTGCTCGCACACAAGCTAACCGAGCAGCAGCCGAAGCGCCCGTTGCTCAAGTAGCCGGTACAGAAGCAGACCTAGCAGCGGCTGAAAAACTTAGGACTGACGTAACTCAACCGCTATATAAGGCGGCGCAAGAGAGTACAGCACCGGTAGATACGTCTAAGATAGTAAATAACGTAGCTGATCTTATTAGTAAAAACCCAGGGAATAAGGCCCTACTTACTCACCTTGAAACATTAAAGGGCGGCCTGATAGATGAAAATGGAGTGCTAAGAACTAACGCAGCAGAGGTAGTATCGTCTATAGATGGCATAAAAGCCATGCTAGGTACAGAAAAAAACTCACACATAAAAAGCGTACTTGTCGATCTTAAAGACGATTTAATCAAAAGCATCCCAGGATATGCAGAAGCGGATGCAAAGTACGCAGAGCAGAGCGTACTTATTGACAGAATGAAAGTAGGCCAAGAGCTACAGAAAAAGCTGCGTGGCCCGCTAGGTAACTTCACTCCGGCTAACTACAACTCTGCTTTACTAAACGAGTCTGACACTATAGCGACTGCTACCGGAGGTAATAGGTACGAAAAAATATCCTCACTATACCCTGATCCGGTAAAGGCTAAGCTAGACGCAGTTAGAGATAGGTTCATTCTTGAGGCTGAAGATAAGAGATTAGCCCAAGGCGGCGAAGCGGTAGAGGGCGTAAAAGCTCCTAAGATACCGTGGGGCTTGAGCAGCAAGGTAGCCCTAGCCAACAAGATCGTACTGGCGTTAGCAAACAAGATAAACAAGCAAGCAGCTATGGACATGGCCGCTGATATGCTGGACGTACCACGTGGTACAGCATCTATCAAGAAGGCTCTTGAAAAGCGTATGGTTATAGATATACCGACTCCTACCGTACGCTCTAGTTCGGCAGCGATAATGAACAACCTAGCACCCACTAATCAAAACAACTTAGGAGCGCAACAATGACAGGCCAAGAGCTATTTAACTACGTAGGTGGTGCTTTACTAACCTTACTAGGATGGCTTGGGCGGCAGTTATGGGACGCTGTGGCAGAGTTAAAGAAAGACGTTAAGGAGATAGAAGTTAATCTGCCGACCAACTACGTATCGAAGGATACGATGGAAGCAAGGTTTGACAGAATAGAAGATATGCTTATGCGGTTAGGCGATAAAATTGACGGAAAGGCGGATAAATAATGTTTACTCTGTTCACCACTATAGTTAGCTTTCTCACAGCAGGCGTGCCTAAAGTCCTTGACTTCTTTCAAGATCGTGGCGACAAGAAGCACGAGCTGGAGATGGCGCAGTTGCAGTTGACTAGGGAATTAGAGCTACAGAAGGCAGGATTAGCAAGTCAAGTTAAAATCGAGGAGATTAAATATGACGAGATACAGACGCAAGCGGCAAGCAGTGAAAGGGAAGCTCTCTATCAGCACGATATTGAAATCGGTAAGGGAGCGTCAACATGGGCTGTTAACGCTCGTGCTATGGTGCGTCCTGTTATTACTTATGGCCTTTTTTGTCTCCTAGTATTCGTTGAGATCTTCGGGTTCTACTACTCAATTAGCACCGGCGTTACCTTTCCAGTAGCCATGAGTATGCTGTGGGATGAGGACATGAAGATTGTATGGGCTAGCGTGTTATCTTTCTGGTTCGGTAGCCGTGCGTTTAACGGTAAGTAAAGAGGGATTAGCGTTAATTAAGTATTATGAAGGGTACAGGACTACTCCGTATCGCTGCGCTGCTGGCAAAATTACAGTTGGTTACGGTCATGTTATTGGTAATGGCTTGCAGCTACCTGACGAATGGAATCGTAAATTTTCTCTGGGGGAAATAGATGAGCTACTTAGAACAGACCTGGCTAGATTTGAACAGGGTGTGTCACGTTACTGTCCCGTGTATCTCACTCAATCTCAGTTTGATGCTCTTGTTAGCTTTAGCTTTAATCTTGGTCTGGGCGTACTTCAAAGATCTACATTAAGGCAGAAGATTAACCGAGGCGACGCAGATGCCGCTAAAGTTATACTGAAGTATAATATGGCAGGCGGCAGAATCCTCAAGGGACTGATCAGGCGTAGGCAAGCCGAGTACCGATTGTTTACAGCTCCAACGGATCGAATCCCATCTCTAGCGCCACAGCACGCGACTTAGCTAAAAAGTAAGCGTCGTGTAACCCGTACTTAGGAGTCTTACCCCGCAGCATATGTATCATCTCATGCGACATAGTTTTGACTACTGTCTCCAGATGCCCATTCTTAGCCCGACTAATTGTTATGTGATGCTGGTCATCGTCATGCACGTATGTACCTAGACTATCC